ACACAAAAAATAGGAGTAACACGACCGATCTGAGTGGTCAAGTTATTAGCATGCGACCAGTCAAAGGTATTAACCTTTATCTGATTATTCACATCTAAAGTAGCATCAAATACATTTTGCGCCATAACTAACGATTAAATTGAATTTTAGTACTATCTACCGAGGACGTAGTTGTTTGCTCCGTCCTTTGAGTAGCATTATTATTATTCTTAGCAACGCTAAGCGAGAGAGTACAACTCTGAACAAACAGAGTAGTAATAATACCGATAACAAACGTAGAGATAAGTTTAACAATCTCAATCCATTGATTAGGAGTTACTTTCATTTTCAATGATAATAGGTGGAACTAATTCTTCATGTTTAGCTAGAAACAGTAATTTAGGATTACTTTCTACAAGAGACGCACGAATCTTTTCAGACTGTGAGGGGCGATCAAATACACCTAAACAAATTTCTGTAATAGGTTTCAAAGTAGCCCTCTCCATAATAGAGAGGGTAGTTTTAATAGTTCTTTTTTTCATATTAATAAAATGTTTCGCGTGAAACAATTAAATATTTTCAAACTGCTTAAATGAATGAACAGATATAACACCAGTCCTAGAACGAATACTACACATCAATTTACGCATATTGGAAAGAGTGTAATCCAACTTCAATTCATAACGTTCTCCAGTATGATCTACAATACGAAGAATCCAATTATAAGAATTAGCCTTTTTCATATCATTTACAACGCTCTAAACCAACGACATCTAAATGACCGTGATGATAATCATTCTTAAAGTCACTAATAGCAGCATCAATAGCTTTAATACCATTTTCAGCAACAACACGATAGGAACAAAGCAAAGTATCGGTACGATCTTCGAAGGTTACAATATACTCAGCCATGCAAGGAACAGGAGGATTAACAGGGCAAACAGCTAGGACATCACAATCACTAAACGGGAAATGATTCCGAGCAAAATCCGAAGCCATTTCATAAGTAAAATCACCAGCAAGAACAAATTCATGAATCTTACCGTTAGATTTACGAGAAATCACAATCTTAAATTTTTGTTTTTTATTATCCATATCTCTGTGTTTTAATTACGATACAAATCTAAATAATTTCTTTTAATTGTGCAAGTTTTATAGCGTTAGTTTTACGATAAATAACATCCTTTAAATCTATCTCAGGTAGAGAACCAAATTTAGCATCTAATGAACGAGTCCTTTTTTGAATAATTTCATCCTTAATTTTAAACCACGTTTCATCTATATTTTCAAGTATCAAATAACGGCACAAAGAGGCAATTTCCACTTCGTTAGCGACATACATATCATCCAGAGCAGAGTAAGGTATCTCACTGTAGTAATCAATCAACTTACCAAGAGGCTTCTTACATATCTGAGGAGATAAGAACCAATATTTACGAAGTACTTTTTTCTCAATATCAGAAATAATAGGTTTATCCAAATAATTAGCAACAGCATGAATAGAATACCTCCTAGAAATCAGATCACAAAGCTTTTTATGAGAATCACGAACAAGCTTAGATACTACAGTAGACTTAGCAGGAAAATACAAGCGCCTAAAATAATCAGGGAGAGATATAGTAGTAGTCATTCCTGAATAAGGATCACAAACGGAAATATCCAAACATTGGGGATTCTTACGGTAAAAATCAATATACTGCTTAGCATACTTAGCGCCTAGACCACCATCTTTGCGAGAAGATAGAAAGAATATAGGATTCATACCTTTAGGAACATAAGGTTGCTTACGCATGTACTTCATTACATAACCGATAGCACCTTTATCACAAGGCAATGTATAAACATAACCAAGGGGAGAGTAAATAGGTTTTTTACCATCATATCCTACAATCTTAGACCAACACTTCTCAATAAAATGAGTGACATTCCAAATATTGCGAAACGATCCTTCACGAGGAAAATTCCAAATCAACATATGATAGTGAGGACGCTTAGACTTAGAACCATATTCAGCACAAGCAAAGTAACGAAGATTATGCTTATAATGAAGACGATCAAGAGATATACGTAAACGCTTTAAAAAGAGTTGAACTTCTTCTTTGAATACACCATGCTTAGGTAAATTCTCATTATTATACGTAAGCGTTAAAAAAAGAGGAATACTTTCGGAAAAGACATTCTCACAAGTAGCACGGAAAGACCATTCACGAGCTTTTTTATCACGGCAAAGAACACATTTACCACAAGGCACTTGAATAAACATAGGAAAGACTTCACCCGTCTTTTCATTGAAAACATTAAACCGATCAATGTTATCAAGAGTAACCTTGAATCTACGAGGAGAGAACTGATAATCAGGGAAACGATACTTAAAGTAATTGGCTTGAGCAAAAGAGATATAATGATCACCAGTAAGAGTCGTATAACAACGATGGGTAATAAGAAGTTCCTTCAACTGAGGATTCCGGATAATAACGGGATGTTCACAAAAAATCTGTTTCATAATTAATAAATTTAAGCTCACGGGAGGAGCACTTAGGGCAATACGTAACTGCGAGCAAAGTCGTTGAAAATCAAACATGTGTCAGTTACTCATACATTATCAAGTTTATAGTGAGCCGATTTTAGAATAAATCGTAAAAGGGGAGACATAAGGTCTCCCCATATTTACTTACCTAATATAAGACGTAACAGTTTAACAACAGCAGGGAATCCTGATGGCAATTGTTCCAAAAGATCAGGATCAGACATAATGGCGTCAAAACGCTTAACAGTTTGTTCGTCTTCAAAACCTTGAATACGAAGGGCTAACGTTTTAGTCAAAAATTCAGCCTCATTCTTTGAAATACGAAGCTTTTGCTTGATCTCATCAATCAAAGATTGAGCGGATTCCTGCTTAATATAATTATCCAACTGTTTAGAACGTTTATCAAGCAATTTAAGATCATTATCAGCAACAGCATTAGATTGATCTGTTTCCTCACGAACCAAACGCATGTATTCCTGATATGCTCTGAACGGCAACTTACTCGCCATCATTTGAGTATCAGAACCAAGGGATGATCCAAGAAGCATTGATAAAGCATCCTCAGTAGATACCTCACGAGACTTAAGACGATTATCCAGAGATTTACCTTTGTTTTCTTCTTTAACTCCTTGAATCTGAGCAGCCTTAAGTTTATTATCCAGTGCAACACTGGCAATATTCATAGCAGTCATCTTCTGAGCAAGTAAAGAATTATCAACAGGCTGAGAACCCTGTCCTGATGTCATAGCAGGACTGGCAGCGGATTGACCAGTAACACCGCCATAAGCAAGATCAGGATTCATACCTGCTGCTTTCAGACGAGCACGATAAGCAGCAGGTGAATTATAAGAATTCTCTCTATTCCATTGATCAATACTCCACTGATTCTGCATCTTAGCTAAATTAAGATTCCATTCACGGTTCTCCGCTTGCGACTCCTTATTAGCGTTAATAGCATTCTGAGTATTAGCATTCTGAGCAAATGCACCAATGGCAGAGGATATAAAATTCCACATTAATCTTTAACAGGGTGCGCCTTTTTATCCGCTTTTTGCGCTTTCAAGATTCTACCTTGACAATCACGGGACAATTCCCACATAGAACAAATATCAGCATCTCTACGAAAAATAGGATCGATAGACCAATCAGTCTCAGAAGAAGGAGAACCATCAAGAAATGATTTCTCATTCGGTAAACTAACTGCGATACCTCGATCAGTAAGTTCCTGAACTTGTTTAGGCGTCATAGCGAGACCCGGTTTAGTAACCAATTCCAAACTATCAACAACCTTACAATTAACAGGATTCAATTGAGCAACAAGTTTTCTCTTTGCCATAATACAATTAAATTAAGGTATTTTTAAATTTCCGCTTCGCTCACGACTCTCCGAGGGCGAACAACGTTGTTCGATCCCGCAAGCTATCGTTAGCTTGACCACGGAAGAGTAATTTTAGAATGATAAGGACAAACGGACACGATTTGCGACTACCGTCGTGGACTGACATTTGCACGCACACGTAAATCGCGCGCGCGCATAGTCAGCAACATACTAATCCAAACGAGGAATAGCAACACGAGAGATAGGTAGCTTAACCTGACAGTCAAAATAGATCTGTCCGTAAATCTTATCGGTCAATTCAGTACCATCGTCAGCTTGTGTGACAGCAAACACATCAGTAACCTGAGCCGGATCAATAACCAAGAACGATTTAGACAACTGAGGTCTATCATTGAAAACACGATGCATCAAGAAGTTACTTAGATTCGTTCTGAACAAGCCGTGTGCAGAATCGTATTTCTGAACATATTCATACCAAGGACGATTATAACCAAACGTTTCAGACAATGATTTATTATCATTATTAAACGCCTGTAACGGACAAACCTCTTTATACAAAATCGGTTGGAAACCAATATGGTTAAATTCAGGCTGGTAATGATCAAGCAAACCACGATAAGTAAAGTGTTTCGGTAACAACTGAGTATATACAGGCGTAGGAGTAATGATCAAAACGCCCATAACGACGGATTCTTCATCGCAGAAACACTCAATAGTCTGATCAGAATCACCACGAACACCAGCAATACCACTCTGTGAGCCAAGAGCACCAGCATATGTTTCAGCACCTTTAGCGAGATTCTGATCAACAGACTGACTAATAGCATGCATATCAATATCACGGGTAAATCCTCCGAAGAATTCAGGCATAAGTAATTCATCGTAACGAACTTTTACATCAAAACGTCCTTCAACAATATCACGATAAGAATAGCCTTTGCGCATGTTCAGTTCCAAAAATTTCTGATAAGCATTAACGTTTCGAAGATCAGAAATAGAAATACCGGACATAGCAACATCTACGAGCGATCTAGGCTGACGCATCTTAACACCGTTATCAAGTTCGATATATTCGACGCCTGTTAAAGATTCTCCGTCAGATTCCCAAGAAAGAGCATACTTCTTGCCATCTTCATCAACAAGAGCAATTTTAGACAACTCACGAGTAACAGCAGTGCCGTCAGAAAGAACGTCATTAACTGTCTCTGTGTAAGTCGTAATACCAACAAGAGGAGCAGTACCTTGCTGCGGAGACTGAACAGCAGTAGTCAAAAAATCACGCTCCCAATTAGCATAATGAAGTTCATAGATATTATCATCTAAACCACCGTCATAGGTCGGTATCCACTGGTTATACTGAACTTGTCCTTTAACGTAATAAGGATTATTACGATTATCACGAATATAAGCGTTATAAATACCTTCATAGGCACGGAAAGAATAAGCGGAAATCTTAATCTGTCGATCGTTTAAAGAAGAAGCAGAATTATAATAAGGACTATTAGACAAAGTAATATCGCTAGGTTTATCAGCATAGTCAAACCACTGACAAGAAACAGAAGTAGTAACCGTAGGGTCAAAATTAACAGAGGTAGTAACTAGAGCATTATCATAATTAATATTACGATAAACAGCATCAGCAAGCGCAGTAATAGACCACGCAGTATTAGAACCTGAAATACGACGACCTAAACGAGAAATTACATTATGATAAACTCGAAATTGAAAAGTTTCACCAACAATGCTATCAGCGATATCCAAAAAAGCCTGTCCGGGTGCAAAAGTTACCTCAATATATTTTTTTTGAGCACTCCAAATACAAGATACCAAATTCCAATCATAACGAACAGTATCGGAATCTTTTGAACAGAACATGCAAAGTTTAGTAGATAAAGAACTAATTAACTCATCTGAAGGTTTCTTCTCATCAGAAAATTTATAATACAATTTAAAACGCTTTGAAGCATTAAAAGTATTATCTACATCCTCGAGACGAACAAAAGACATACCAAGATACAAAGAATTGGATGAAGAAGCAGAAGCGGGAGCAGGCAAATTAAGATTAAAATTAGAAGCAGAAGGTGTAGAAGCTTGATATTCAGAAATAAAAGCATCAAACATGCTACCATTTAAAATAGGAAGATTCTTAAAATAAGTAAAATCAGGATCACCACCTGCTTTGCTACCAAGACAAGCCAATTTATACATAGAAACCGAAGACTCTCCACCTTGTCCATATTCACCGAACAATGTAGTAGGCAAACCAAGATAATCGCCAAGAGAACCAGTAGAAGCCATCTTCTTTAACTTAGAAGAAGTATTCAAGTTAATGTAAGGTTCTTCGAGATCCTGACGGAAATTACCTACGAAATCACGATAGCCAGACCAAAGAGCACGAAGCGGATACTTAAAGAAAGCGACACGAGCTTTCATACGTGTCTGAACCGGAAAGACCATAGGCATAAATTGCAAGCCCATACGAGGATTAATACGAACAGAGCTTTTAGAAGGGACTAACTCACAAAAAATAGGAGTAACACGACCGATCTGAGTGGTCAAGTTATTAGCATGCGACCAGTCAAAGGTATTAACCTTTATCTGATTATTCACATCTAAA